TAATCTTATTAATGAGATAACTACGAACGAAGCCACTACGGACAATATCACCGATAGTAAACTCAGTACAGTTAAACTCATCCATCTCCTCAAGAATTCTGAGGAAGTCATGTAATCCATTTTTTTCGTTTGTCCTCTGTAAATCAGATTGATCAAAGTCACCACAGAACATAATCTTTGAGTCCTGACCAACGCGAGTGACAATAGTATCCAGTTCATGAAAGTTCATGTTCTGACACTCATCCACTATAATGATTGCGTTATCAAATGTCAACCCCCTTAGAAAAGAAGTTGATAGAAAGTGGAGTGTACCCTGACCTTTGAGGCGGTCATATAGATTATTGAATGCCTGTTCATTAGGTTGTTCAAACATGAACTGTACCATGTTCTGATATGGCACCTGATACAATGCAGCTTTGTCTTCTTCATCACCGGGCAGAAAACCAATCTCCCGTGTAGGAATAAGAGAGCGAACAAGAATTACCTTCTCGTATTTGGTCTTCAAATCCATGACTGCTTGCATTGCAAGGAACAACGCACTAAATGTCTTACCTGTACCCGCAGCACCAAATAAGAATTGGTTCTTACCATCCTTAAATGATTTAAAAACCACCTTCTGATTATCAGTGATAGGTTTGATTGCTACCAAATTATTGTGATTGATTTCTTTGTTCTTCTTAACGCTTACCATTATATATCCTTAAAAAGTAGGGAGAGGGGGGTCCAGCTAGAATCCCCCTCTGATGCATGGGCGGATTGACTTCCCAGCTTCCGTTGCCGCTGTGCAGCAGTGCTGAAGTTTGATTTCTCGCCCGCATCAATTCTATTTATACTAAACAACACCGTGCTTTTTCAGTACTGCTCGAGTTTTTTGTTGTTTGGTAGGTTCACCACCATAACGATCTGCAAGAGGTGTACCCGGATGTGCAGCAGCAATACGTTGAAGGTTCTCTGTCATACCACCGTCCTGTTTAGGACCAACACCCATGATATGGTCGCCTACTAAAGCAAACCCGCCGGGAATTTGATTGATGTGTAAGTTTTCTTTTAGGAATTTTTCACGTTGAGAATTAGACATCATTTCGTCCCACTCTATTCCACTTTTTTCGTCATAAAATGTATATGTTGGCATTATACGTCCATCTCCAATTGTTGAGGATGACTGCCAAGGGCGGCCACCTTACGTTCTAGTTCTTCTACTCTGTTGAGTAATTCTCTCTCTATGCTGGTTAGACCAACCTTACCATACATATAATTTTTTTCCTCACGCATTCGCCGACCCATGTAATCCCAATAACTCTCTCTTTGCATTAAACCACTCCGGTACGGTTCTGTTTTTCCACTTTGCAAACCCTGATTTCTCTACTATGTAGTACTTCTGATAAGCAAGCACAGTGTCATCACCTTTGCATTCTTCGGGCATACACTGAGGTGGGTCACTAAAGAATGTTTCAAAATCCATATTCTTTGGTGACTTAAACAATGGTGCAAGCAACCGTTCTGTAGCATGGTGTTTGCCATACCGATAAGTGTACTCTACCATGAGGGCAACCATATGGTCATACAACCATGTGTAATTTTCCAAACTGGAACGAACCCAGATGGTACTTGGATGATTCTTATGAGCCAGTTTATACAGACCCCTACGATCAGCATACTCATCCCCGTCAAGGACACGATGTGCAGTGGAGAGCATCTGTGCGCTCTCCAGTATCATCTTGACCACATGCTTATCACACATCATCTGTGCAGCAACAACGGGGTCACGGTCTAGGTAGAATATGTTCATTCTTCCAAAAACTCCTTCACTTTTTCTACAAGATTATCATAGGTAGTATAACAACCACCCATCCATTCGCCGTCTTCAAACTCACGAATGTCAATATTGCCTACTGGTTTGGTTTGACTATCAATAGATAGTTCACCATCATCCATAACTGATATTTCAATATGTCTCATTTTATTTCCTTTTTCGAATCCAGTAATAACATCTTACCCTGTTTCTCATCAATTGTCAAGACCCTTTCGGACTCAATCATGTCAATAATAAGAGTAGTAATGCTGACTTCCTTATCAAGCTCACCAATCCTCTTCTGTAATCTTTCTAAGGTTTCTTGATAATATTCTATCTCCTGCTCTTTACGCAATCGAGTCTCAATCAAGTCTGTTAGGGATATTACTTCAGCCATGATAATCTCTCTACCATTGCACTCTCAGCATAACACTGGAAGACGACAATCGGTCTAAGTTCCGAACACTGCTTAGAAATGGGTTGTCCCTGATGTAGTTGATCACAACTAAACATCACCAAGCGATTAGGTTTGTACTTTACAAGAGTATCCTCAACCAACGTACCACCACCCCACTCAGGTTGCCAATTTAATTTTGGATAATATATCATGGTAAAGTCACAAGCATCATAGTGTGCTTGTTGTTCTAATCCATGTGTATGTGCTAAGAGATATGATGATTTAATTGTATCCAAACCCCTTAATTCTGTTGCATTAAGAAGGCTTTCAAATATATCATCAATAAAGGTTTCTCCACTTGCATACCAATGATGGTTAATTAGAGGCGGGGTTACTGGTTGAGGCACATAACTCCACTGTAGTTTTGAAATCATCTGATCATACACAGAAGAATCAAGTTCATTCAATATATCATCAAAAATTTCAATCATGGATTTCTCCTACCCTTTGGAACGTCCCACACAAAAGTCAGGCGATCAACATCACCATTATTGTAAGACATATGTATTCGTTTGTTATCGAACCAAAAAAATGTGCCGGGGTCTATCTGGTGAGATTCATCTTCAACTGTATATAGATAAGTGCCCTGTAGCGATAGGTGATACCTGTCCCGTGTTAGGTAGTAGTCACCCTCATCAATATGTTTCCCCAATGTCTCACCCGGCTTCAATCTAAAGAACGCTGCCCGTGAATGTCGATGTAACCTATAAGACTTCAACCATTTTCTGATACCGGGATAACGGTAGTACATAGGAGTGTTCTGTTGTAACTCAGTTTTCTTCGGGTCATCATCGGGATGTTTGACCGCAGCCATAGTGAGAGGTAGGAATCCATACGGTTTCGTATCTCCAGCAGCACCTTGTAGTGATCCTGCTACAGCCCAATCCTCACTCTTAATATCAGCGAGGATAGCACTTACGTCAATGTTCTTTTCAATAAACCTAAAGTGACTCATTCAGTACACTCGTTAAATCTGGCGGGGAGTAATTTGGACCCTTCAACACCTTGCCATCCTCACGATACATAGGTTTACCGTCTTCACCCAGTTTGCTCATATTGGAACGCTGTACTTCCTCAAAGCATTTATCAAGGTCAATACCTAAAGCAGCACCCATACCATATGTAACATAGAGAATATCTGCTAGAGCATCAGCAATTTCAATCATATCGTTATACTCTACTGCTTCACACAGTTCACCAACCTCTTCATTAATCAAGTCTAGACGCAAATCTACTACCTCTTCGGGTGGTAGGTTTGGATATTCTTGGACCTCTTGGCCAAAGGCAACCATAAACTCTTTTACTTTTTCAAAATTTGTCATCACTTCTCCCACCGATAAAAAATATGATCCTGTATCTCTACAGTCTTCGTCTTAGTCTTTGCCCATGCGGGTAACACATAGTCTGCATGGTAATGCGTTGCTCCACCAGTGATATCTAGGAAGGAAATCTCACTACCCAGAATTGCATCTGCAAGACCATACATCCTATTATATATCTTTTTATTACGCGGCACATCACTCTTACCGTCACAGTACCATGAGAACTGACACCTATTTTTTATAGGGTATCTCACTTGGGGGTCTTGCCATGATGCGCGTGTAGGCCCCTGCTCAATGACCTCACAGATGGTATTAGGGTATCTCTTATCATTAACACGGTTCAATACGACAGCAGTAACCGCGAGCTCCCCTGCGATTCCCTGACCCCTTGCCTCATGATACATGTTGAGTGCAAGACACTCAGCAGACCTATCAGGTATGTTTGGTTGGGGAACTGTAACCATCAATCCAATGATTGCTGCTTCAAGACCGTTCACATTTCACCCAATTGTTCAGTGAGATACTGTTTGGCGTACTTAGTTGCTTCGTTACTCTTGAAGTACATCCCAACATCCTCAACCACCTCATCAACAGTGAAGTCATTCATACCACCGTAAGAGTATCCATTACAGAAATCTTCGATGTCCATCATCCAGTTCATCATCTTACTCATATCACATATTCCTCTTTAAATTTTTCCAATAGTCCACCCTGCATCGCGTATGCCTCAATCTCCCAAGGCTCATCATCATATGCAGTAGTATCATCATAGACCTTACCCATATACATCTTACGACCACAAGTCAGGTCTTTCATCTTGCGCGTGGCACTCTGCCACACATGCACCATTTCATGGCACACAGTCTCAACCAGTTCTTCATCGTCAAGGTTCTTATCAACGTCAATGTAGAAGTCACGATTACCATCACCCTCGTAACACCAACCAGCAACACCTTCATTCTTGAGGTTCTTGAGGTTGAGTTCAATCTCAAGGGTTCGCATACGGGGCATCAACTCACTGATGCAGAAAGTAACCGCACTCTCAGCGAGAGCCCGTTTCTTCTTCGTGGAACCTATGACATTGACGTAGTTCACACTAAATCACCATAACCCAATTCACAGAGCGTATCGTTCCACTCGTTATATAGATTTTCAATGCGTTTTGCATCATTATATTTGGTATTATACTCACGAACCTTTTCGGGGTTCTTCTTTCTCCAAGTAGTCGATGCAACGGCAAGTTTTTCCTTGTTCTTTTCACGATAATTCTTTGCCCAACCCAAACATTTTTCCCGATTAGCGTAGTAATATTCTTTTTTCTTTTCAGCGGTGGTGGTCATAACCATTTCCTTGTTTCTCATCTTATATCCTATATTACCATATGGAATAGGATTTGTCAAGAGCTAAAATACAACGAGGGCAAACCACCCTGCCGCAAATAGGGTTAACATGAACATGGTTTCAATAGCGATTGTTGCAATCTTCTTCATAATCAATCTCCTAGAGGTAAAGGGGGCCAGTCCAGTTGATGGTGTAACCACCGTCAACGATGTTTCCCCGTGCTTTGTTCCGAGCAGGAGCAGCATAACCAGCGGCTTTCAGAATGTCACCCTTCTTGAACTTCTTGTCCTTGTCAGTGTTGACAACAAAACCCCAAACGCTACCACCTTCGGTAAATACCTTGATGTACTTAGTTCCCACCTTGTAGGTGATTTTCTCGTTGAACTCAGCAATCATCTTCTCGTTGATTTCCGTCAGGGCGTCTAGACCCTTGGCACCAGCACAGCAGGTAGTCCAATTAAGGTAATCTTCTTTGATGTTCTCAATCAGGGTGTTCATTTCGTTGTTCATGTCTCTTCCTTTGTTTTCTCAGTTTATACCTAAGTATAGACCAAAAATCAGAGTTTGTCAACAAAAATCGTAGCGTCTAAGTCATTGATTCTAAAGGAAACTCAAAAAAAGTTAACCGTTTGCAAGTCCTTTTGACTGTGGATATTGGGCGTGTTCGATTCGTTTATAGTCATCATCCCAATCAAACGCTTCCTTGACCACATTATCAGATAGACCCTTGTACATACGATGCAGGGACTTATCCTTTGCAGCGATCAATAGGTCTGCTTCATCCTTGTGAAGACCTTCCAACATCTGAACAAACATCATCTCACGTTTGTTCTGATTTAGAGTAGGATTACCACCCTTGATGAAGTGATACAACTTGCGTACCTCATGACCCAATAAAGTATGTTCTGTTCCCTCTGGAGCATCATTCTCCCTGTATGGGACATCACCCTCTGGAAGCTCCCAAACAATCTTGGGATCAAAGGATGCCTTGCAGATCATGCGAAGTGCATCTGTCTGATACTGTCTCAGAAAAGTAACCTTTTCCTTCTTGGTTTTAGTCTTAGAAACTTGTGTCAAAATCTCTGCAAAACTGCGTGTATATGTGTCGATTGCCATTAAAATTCTCCTATCGATTCAACGAGGTTGCGTAACCTCTTTTGTGTAAAATAATTTAGTAGTTTACTTCGGTCACCTTCTGGTGCCTTTTGGTACTCTTTTAATATCTCAAAAAATAGCTCTGGTGGTGATTCTCCCAAATCAATTAGCTTCTTGTTCCTCTGGTAGTTACGTTTGACTTCATCGTTGGGAAAATCTCCAGCAACCATAGACTGAATTTTCTTTCTACTTAGGGGTTTCTGTCGGATGCCATCCACAAAGGTATTGTCCGGCGACAATACGTTAGGAACACCATCACTGCTGTCACCCTTTAGAACATGCTCACTCAGATAGATTTCTGGGTCAACACCGTTCACAAATTTCTTGGTGATTGGGCTGTACTGTGTTACATTACGGAACTTCTGTAGCTGAATAAAATCCTTATCTCCTGACAGGATCAACGTCTTACCGTTGTCAAACTCCAATTCACCAACAAGGGCAGCAATAATATCATCTGCCTCTGCTCCATAGACCTCTAGAAATTTATATGGAAAAAACTCTTTGAGTTCTGCTTTGATTGCATTCAACACTTCGAAGATAGCATTCCAATCGTTAGTAGAAGCTTCTCTACCCTTTTTGCGACTGTGCTTATACTCAGGGTAATAGTCCCTGCGCCAGTAGTGTTTGGAGTCATAGCAGAGAACCAGCTCACCATACTCATCGCAGAACCTCATGCGATACATGCGTAGGGAATTGAGGATCATATGGCGAACCATATCCTCATCGGGTGCAGTCTGCTTTGTCATGTGCAGATGCATCATTACGGATGCAACTGAAATCTGGTTCATATCAACTAATATCATAATTATTCTTTCGTTCTATTTATAACTCTTTGTCGGCGCTTCACCTTGACCAACGACTGTCGCATTGAAAC